GAATGCAGTTCCGCGTTGAGAATCTTCCAGAAATTATCGGTGTCCGGGCGAATATCGACGCCGACCGCGCCAGCGGAATACAAGGCCATGAGAAAACCTCCGGGAGGATAAACGAAAACCCCTCGTGGAATGCGAGGGGTTTTCTGCTAGAAACTGTTGCCGCCGAACACGGCACCCAACATGCCCGTGATCTGGGCGAACGACTTGCCCGCCGTGGAGAACGATTTCGGCCCGACCGAATCGGGCTTGACCACGGTGCCGGGCGGATAGACGGGCTGAGGCTTCGACTTCTTGTCGCCCATCATGCGGGCGATCATCACGCGAATCATCTCAAGCTGGTTCGTCATGCTGAGCATCAGCATCTGCGACTGCCCGTAGGTGAGGTAGGAAAGACGCGAAAAGCATGCCGCGTCTTCCCGTGGGAGCGGATGGTGTTCGGCCATCCACGCGCGGTACAGGCTCCCGTCAACGCCCTCCAAACCGTCCAGCAGGTCGCACAGCCATGACGGCTCCATGCGGCCCATACTGGCGGGGAGGTTGATGTTGTAGAAGCGTTGGAAGTCGGCCGAGACCGCTACTCTGCATTCTCCAAGCGCGTCTTGGAGGCGCTTGATTTTCCCAGTGCCACCGAATAGAACGTGGTCAGGGACACCAGCAGCACGTACAGGTTCTCCAAGGTGCGGCCACGGGTGAACTCGTCCCACTGCTTCTCGTCGGCCGCGATTTCGCGGTAGAACATGTCCGCGTACTGCACGATCTCGGCCATGAGGATGACGGCTTCGGACTCGTCGTACTTCGGCTTCTTCTTCGGCTTGTCGGCCTCATCGTCGCCGAATAAGCCCATGTCGCCCAGTTTCCCGTTGCGTTCGGAGATGCGCTGCCATGTCACCGAGAACTCGGCGGACTGGGCCACGTTCAGCTCCTGCGGCTTCGCCATGTCGGGCAGTCCCGCGAACAGCGGCTGTTCCTTGAGCTCGTCCCATGTCTCCGGCATCTTCGCGTTGTCGGTCGTGTTCTTAGTGTTCTCTGCCATCATCGGCTCCTATCCGTGGAAAAGAATGATTCTGAAAAGCCCTATCCGTGGAAAGAGGGGGTTCCTTGCCGCGCGGATAGGAGACGCGGCAAGGAAGAGACGGGTCAGACCGTGAAGTCGGACGGCGCGAAGTAGGCGACGGACGTGAACTTGCCGTTCTTGTCATGCGGAAGCACGCTGGATGTCTTGATGTTCGCCTGAGCGGAGAACTCCACGAACGAATCCGTGGAAAGAGCAGGCAGACTGGAGAACGCGATGTCCGAGTTCGGCAGCAGCAGGCCGGCACGGCCGGTCGTGTTCGTGTCGGACCACAGGATGAACAGGGACTTGTTGATGGGGGTCTTCTCCAAGGAGAAGGCCACGCCGGCGCCGGTCATATCGACCGCGTTGTAGAAGGTCTTGAACGTGCCCTTGTCGCCCTGCACCGAATTGAACGTCACAGTGCCGGTGGTCTGGGCGTACTGGGTGCGGAACGCCGCCTTGAGCCAAGTGCTCAACGTGGTGGCGTCGCCGCCGTCCAACGCGAACTCGGGCAGGTTGTCGTTCGACATGTGGCCGAGGTTCGTCCACATGCCGTCGCCCACGCCCACGGTCGCCGCCTCGACGGTGAACTGCTTGAGCAGTGCGGAGGTAATGATGGTCTCGGCCTTCGCCATGAAGATCGTTCCTCGGACGGCGGTCAACACGCCGTCGTCGTGGATGCCGATTTCGTCAGCCATATCGTTTTCCTTTCAAATATGGAAAACCCCGCAGCCGTGTAGGCGTGCGGGGTCTGATTGTGTGATTGATGGTTTTTCAGATAAGGTCAGCCGCGTGGGGACGCGGCCTGTATGCGTTTCGTGGAAGTCCACGCGACGATGCTTTTGGAACTGGTCATGTCGCCGGAAGACCGGGACTCGAAACCGGGATTGTCCACTATCCGCCCGATCTTCCCATAGTCGGTGCCGGGCCGGTAGGGCCATGCGGATATGCAACGGTGCAGCCATCCGCAGATGCGGGCCACCCGTTCCGGGTCACGGCCCAACACCGTCAAAGACAGCGTGTACTGCCATATCCAAGCCTTCAGATTCCAGTCGGGCTGCTCAGGAGCACCGCAATGGTAGAGAATCACGTCATGGGACAACAGGAGCGAATCCGTGGCGGGCGTGACCTCCGGTTGGATGACCGGCCTGAAATCACGGTTCTTCCATTCGACGGCGTCCAGGTAGGCGCGTGTCATGGCGACCGCATCCAACTGTTCCCTTACGGAAAGGTCGAATATCGTGGGGTCAGACATATTTCGCCTCCGACATGATGAACAATCCCGGCATCCAAGCCAGCGGGCTTTTGATGCCGTACTTGTGTTCCAGCCACCGGTTGAAGTAGCCGAACTCCAAGTGAGAGGCGATCTCGGAACCGTCACGGCCCTTGACGCTCATGATGACGGCGGTGTGCGTGCCGTGAGCGTGAGTGCTGATGTCGATGCGGTTGGCGACGGACGAATGCTTCGCCTTCATGTCGGCCAGCGCCTTGGCTTTCGCTTCGACCTTCTCCGCCACGGGACGGGTCGCTTCGGCTCCGAACAGTATCGCCATGTCACGGTTCAGCACCCTTGCGGGCTTCAAGTTCACGTACCCCATGTGCGGCTCCCCTCGGGCGGGACAGGCGGTTTCAACCCGTTGTCCTTGGTCGCATGGCCGATGCATCTCGCGGTGATGTTCCAATGGTGGGCGGCATCCGAGGCGTGACGCATCTCCATAGGCGGGCCGTCAACCTCGTAACAGGCGTTATCGAGCCAGAACTGCGTGTTGATGTCCCCATGCCATTCCGGCGCGAGAACGATCACCAACGCATCCTCGCGCAGGCCACCGGTCGTTTGCGGCGTGGTGTCCTGCGCCCAGTTCTTGGAAAACGTGCTGTTCTTATTGATTCGAGGCTCGAACGAGCAGTAACAGTAGGAGGCGTCCCCATCCGGCACGGTGCCGGAACCGTAGACGGTTTCGACCGGTTTCATCGGCTGCACCACGATCATGTCGCGGTGCAGAAGGTCATCCGTGATACGAGGCTCCAACTCGGTATCGTCGTACAGGTGCCCGCCGCCGAGTTCATCCAAATCAACACCGTCGTAAAGGTGTCCCAAGTCCAATGTTTCATCGGCCATAGGGCCTCACAATCCGTAGATTCGGCTCAACCCGACACCAATGGTGCCTACGGGGCCGTGTCCCTCCGCGTAACCGTCAAGCAACTGCTTTTCGCGTTTGCTCACATACAGGTTGGGACTGGCATCATAGGCGGGCGGATTAGGCTGGGGGTCATGCTCCTCATACGAATAGTTGCCGTTCGACTCGGATTTGAGCCGGTGCCATCGCATGACGCGAATCACCATCGAGCAGACCACGTAGGCGAACGTGTCCTCGCTCAGGTCGCCCGAATTGAGGCGGGGTTCCGCGTTGCCGGATTCGGTCAACGCCATTTCGGCGGCGATACGGCAACGTGATTTCACCCATTCGTTCGGATAGGCGTCGGCTAGCCCGGGCTGGTCAAGCAGACTGACCTGCATGTGTTTCATCCAGTCGATGCCGTCAACGCTTGCCATGACGGCTCCTACAGGACGTTGGCCTTGAACGTGCTGACGGCATCCTGCAATACGGGCAGCGCGGAGCCGTTGACCCAGATATCGTAGTTGGCCGGAGCCTGATGGGAGAGCATGGCGGCGACAAGACCGTCGTTGACGCTCTTGTTGATCTCATACTCGGAGTTTTGGGCTTCGGCGGTCGGGCCGGAAGCGGTGAAGCCAAGGGTCGGGTCGTTGAACGAGGGAAGCATGACGAACGTGGCATCGGGGATGAGCGTGGTGGTGTCCACGTCCATCTTGAAGCCGCCGTCCAGTTCAAGGTTCTCGTATTCGAGGTCGAGCATACGCACGTCGTTCAGCTGAAGCTGGCTGGCGAGAACGCCCAGCACCTCGTCGCGGGACAGTCGTGGCTTGGAATGAGCCAAGTCCATGCCGGACGCTTCCTGACGGAACTGTTCGTTGCCGCGCAATGCGTCGATGACCTTCGACGTGGTGAACGCGGCGTGCGGTGTACGGCCCTTGTTCTTGCGCATGACCTCAATCCAACCCTGAACGTCGGCAATCGGGTCGGAAGTAGCCTGGGACCAGAGAGTGGTCGGAGTCTGATTATGCTGCTTGGCCGGACGGCCGAACGAGTAGACAACGTTCGCGCCGTTCTCGTTGATGGTGATCTTGCCATCCATCATCGCGGAGATGGACTCAAGTTCAAGGGTCACGCCGGCGGTCTGGCCCAGATGCGTGGTCTTGGCTTCGGCCTTGTCGTGGATGAACTGCTTGTCGTTCGCGTGCTTGGCCATATCACGTTCGGTGATGTGGTCCATGCCGGACAGGGGCAGAAGGCCCGTATGCTGTTCGGCGGACTGTTCGACCATCGAAGTGTGGCCGATCTCGGCGTCCAGCGCACGACGCTGCATGGCGTTCGTGGAGAGCGTCGGCAGATTCGGCGTCCAAGAGACGGTCCATTCGCCGTCATTGGACTGGATGGGGAACATGGTGGAGAACGGGAGAATGCCGTTCACGTAATCGAAGCCCGCCTGCGCAACCTCGGTGGCTTCGCTCGGCGGGAAGATTTCCTTGTCCAATGCCATTGGATATTTCCTTTCAGATATGAGAAAACCCGCCACGAGGGGCGGGTTTCAAAGAATCGGTTTAGACGGGGTGTCAGGCGATGGTGATGGTGTTCGACTTGTTGTCGGTGCCGACCCAAGTGCCACCGGTGATGTCACCAGAGGTGTTCTTGGTCAAGGTGATGGACTTCACGCCCACACCAGCGGAACCGGCAGCGCCAGCCGAACCGGACAATGCGGTGACAGCATCATCCTCGACATCGTAGAAGCAGCCGCCCCACTTGGCCTCGTCGGCGGGAACGACCGGCAGCTTGCTCTTGATAATGTCGCCACGGTAGCGAAGGCCCACATAGGTGTCATCGACCTGCCAGCCGGAATAGGTGACGTTCACGGCGACGGCGGACTCCAACAGGCCGGCGATGGCGGTCTGACGGCCATCGGTAGCCTTCGGGTCATACGGGCCGTAAGCGCCCTTGTTGGTGCCGCTCGTGATCTTGGCGAGCGGAATACCGGAACGGATGTAGATGGTCGTGGCTGTCGGGCTGACCCCGGTCAGGTACTTGTTGCGCAGAGTCTCGTCATCGACGTTGAACAGTTCGGGGACGATGGTCACGGAGACCACGCCGCCCGTCTGCTCGCCGAAACGCCACTCATTGTTTTCCTCAACGGTGGTCAGGCCGGTGCCATGCACCATTTCAATAGGAAGCGCCATGAGTATGGCTCCTTTCATTTGGTTTGCTTGTTATGGTTGCGGCGGCGGGCGTTCTGACGGTCCATCGCACGCTTGTAGGCGTCGCCGCGCTTTGGTTTCGGATTGAACTCGCCCTCGGGGTTCTCGGCCTTTCGGCCCACGCTGCGAAGAGCCTCGGCTTCCGGCACCTGAACACGACCGTTCGGCTGAACACCCAACGGCGAACCGGGTTGGATGGGGTTGAGCTCCGCATAGGACTTGGCGAAGTCCGCGATATCCTCCGGCGTGCCATCACCCTTGTACAGGGCTTCAAACACCTTGTCAGTGACCTGCGGATACGTGCTCTTCGCAATCAGACGCGCGTTGTCGGCACGCACCTGGGCAAGCTCGGCCTGAACCTGCTGCACCTGCTTGAGGTTCGCTTCGGCCTGCTTCTCGTTCTTACGGCTCATCGCCTTCCACTTGGCGAGCTCGTTGTCACCGGGGTTTTCCTCCGGCTTGACGTTTTCATTGTTTTCCTGAATGTCGGCGGTCGTTTCTGCCGCGCCTGTTTCAGGCTGAGACTGCTGAACCGTTTCGGTTTCGGCAGTGTTCTGTTCTTCCTTGGTAGGCATCCGCCCGCCCCTTTCATTCACGCGGCCAAACCGAGGGTCGACCGCAGGTATTGGAGCCACGCCCTCTGATAGGACATGGCTTGTCTTAAATGCACCGAAGGCCGGAAGCTGTACTTTCGACCCTCGAATGGAAAATCGTCTTCCTCGCCCGTATCCAGCACTTTCTGATAATGCTGTTGGAACTCCATAGCCCTCGCGTACATGCGCTGCAACGCGGTGCGCGTCATCTTCAGGTCGGGGATATGCCATTCCGGCGCGGGAGTGCCGTCATCGTATTCACGCCGCCACTGGGACTGCGTGAGAATCGGCCCGATCTCGCTATGCGATTCCATGATGACGCGCACGCTTTTCAGGTCGGCGGCTGACGTGCTGCCAGCCTTCCTGTAGATGGCGTCCAAATCCTCCCGGTTGAGTTTCAGACCGGGGTCATTGTTCGCGGTGATCGGGGCGACGGTGCATTTGCAGTTGTTGTGCATGGGCAGAAGGTCGGCCGTGGAAAACACGTTCGTGGCCGCGACGGCGCACAGGCCGCACGTGCCGGTCTTGGAAAGCTCGGGGTGTATGACCCTACGGTATTTTCTGACGCCGGAACCGTGGAATCGTTGCGTGGCCGCACTGTTCATGGCTATCTGACCATCGGTGTTCGCATTGTCCGTCAACCGTTTCACGGCGGCGTCAAGCCAATCATCGACGGCCTTCTGCACGTAATCGTCCAGATTGTCCCATGCCAGCGGGCGTATCGACGGGTCCCTTACGGCCATGCTCCGATAGGCGTCGGCAGGACGCACGCTCACCGCCCACGGGTCGGTGTTGTCCCTTGTGACGATGTATTCGGGAATCTGACCATCCGAAGGCACGTTCACCATGCCGAGCATCACGTCCGCATAGGAGACGCCCAGATGACGCATGGCTTTGATGAACGCGATCTGGTTCTGTGTTATCCACGCGGACACGCCCTGTGTTATCGCGTCGTTCCACCAGTCGGCGGGGTCGAGCGACTTCCACATGTTCCACGCACGCTGTACGTAGGCGTCGACCAGCGCCTGACGCTGCCGTTCCATGACGGTCAGCGCCTGTGTCATGTCGGCCATCACGTCACCTCATTGGTGGAGTCCAACGTCTCGTCGCCCAGAACGTCGTTCAGGTCAGGGATGGTCGATGTCGAATCCAACGTGTCCTGCAAGGTGGGAGCCGACTGCTGTGAGGTCTTGCCTTCGACCAGAGTGTTCTCCTGACTCAGGGCGGTGGCGAAAGCCGTGTCCTGCAAGTCCTGCATGGCTTCGGCTATATCCATCTCGCTCATGTTCAGGAACCGTCGCATGATGGTTTTGACCGGTAGCAGTCCCTTCACATAGTTGGCGGCTTGCGCCTGCTCCAAATCGGTGGGAGTCTCGACCGGCTGCCACATCGTCTCGAAACGTTCATCGGCGGCGGACTGCTGGCCGCTTGCGACCAACGCCATGCGAAGCAGCAGCACGAACGCATCATTGGCACGCTCGTTCATGTCCTGCACTTTGAGCCTCAACATGCGGGTGGTGAGCTTCGCTCCCTCCGCGCTGCCGGAAACATCAGGGCTGAGAATCGACAACGGGGTGCCGGACGCGCCGGCCAACTGTTTGATGTCCGTGTTCGCGGCGGAGACAATCGGCGTGACGTCCGTCACGGAGCTTTCGCCCATCTTCGCGTCCTTCGGCATCAGCCACAAGGCGGCGGGGCCAAGCTCGAACAAGGACGAGTAGTCGATCTTTTCGCCGGCACGCGCACGGTTGGCCTTCACGGCCGGGTCCTGCTTCGTGTAATACTCGGGAAGGTCGCCGGACACCCAACGCTGTTTGAACGCCTGCATCTCCTGAATGCAGAAACGTTGGAAACGCTGCTGGTCGATGGCGCTCAACGTCGGAAGATGAGGCTCGAACTGGCCTCGACCGGTCGCGGTCTTCAACTGGACGATGGGCAGGCAACCGCAGTCACGGGCGAAATCAAGACCATCGGAACTGGCCGCGCCCACCCATTCGAACAAGGCGGGCAACGACGGTTTCTTCTTGGAATCATCGTTCGCCAGCTCATACACGGCATCCTCATAGTCGGGACTGTCGGTCGGCAGCGTCCGCGACTCCACCTCACGTCTGGCGACACGACCATACACGTCGGTCACATTGCCCTTATCGTCACGGACCAGACGGTACAAGGCGATGTTCTCGGTGCCTTCATCCGCGTCATACGAGTAGACGATGGCCGCGCTCTTATCGTCGGAAACGACGGTATCCCAAGGGCTGAGCCTCGAAATGTAGGCCGGGTTAGGCGTCGACCACGCCTGCGCATAGGCGGCACCGTAAATCGATGCGTCACGCAGCATGTTCAACGATTTCAGGTTCATGCCCGACTTCTGCCACATGTCGTCTGCGGCGGTGGAACGTATCGCCTTGTCCGACACCAGACGGAAGCCGGTGGGCTTCTCCGAGGTGATGACCGCGTTCGCTATCGTGCTCGCCAAGTTCATCGGGCAGATGTCCACGAACCTGCGGTAGATGTCCGAACTGGTCACATCCATGTTGCGGGGGACCGCCTTCGTGGGTACGGTCTCCTTGCCGTCGTAGAACGTTTTCAACCGGCACAGCATGGGGATACGGTTCACCAGCCGGTTCGCCAACCGGGTAAGCACCACGCCGTCGCCTCCCGGTTCGACATCATCGGGAACCAACGACTCCAACTGCACGGCCATATCTCACCGTCCTTCTAATAAGTCACTCGGGTAACGTGGGTGCGCACCCTCGGCGCACGGGAACTGGCCTGTTCCAGATAACGGGTACGCGCCGTATATGCGAGGACGCCTGCGATGCAGGCGTCTATCTTCAACGGACTGTTCGGCGTCTCCTTGTACACGAGGTACTGAGTGGAGCCATCGGCGTTCGTCCTGCGCAGGTTCTTCCTTCGCGCGTTTCTGAAATGCGCGAGAAGCCTCGGGTCGGCCAACAGTGCGACATCACCGATGACGGGATTGTCCTCGTCATCGCACGCCGTCCATTCACGGCAGAACGCGGTATGCATGTCCACATACGCCTGCTTCATGTCCGACTCCCAATTGTTCGTGTGGAACATGATCGGGTCGCCGTTGTTGCGCTGGCCCACAAGGTCGAGATACGAGTAGTCGGTTTCCCAGCCGATAATGAGGTCACGCCAGCCGTGGACATCCGCGAAGAAGCCGACAACGTTGTAGTTGTCCAGCATCCAGCGAACCTTGCGGTCGAACGCCTCCACATCGACCTGCCAGTCAGCGGCCTCGGGGCCTTCGGGCTTCTGTTCCAGTTTGATAAGGAACAACAGGCCGTCCCTGACACGGCAGCCGACCAAGGCGGTCGCATCATCGGAAAGCGAACCGTCGAAGCCAAGCGTTATCTCGTCCTCGTCCGAAATAATGTCCTTCCAAGGCGCTGCCTCGTCCAAGTCGGTGCCCTCGGGAACGCCCGCATACAATGCGATGCCCGCGAGATGGCTTTTCAACAGGGATTCGGACAGCCAAGCGTCGGAAACGCTCGTGAGACTGTTCAGGTAGTAGCGAATCGAATCGCCCACATCGGAAGCCGGGTCGAGGATATCCGCGATAGGGCCGCGAATATCAACCCAGCCGTCCTTCGACGGGCCCGGCTCCACGCCGGGGGAGCGAAGCGAATACCCGTCATCGCTCACACCCTCGTCGTTGACCGGCACGATGCTGCCGTCAGCGAGAATGATATGGTCCTTGCCGTCCCTTGACTTCGCGGCGGAACCATACGCCTCATACAGGCCATGCTTCAGTTTGCCCGCATCACCCAGGTCCTCGATGTTCAAAGGCGAATACCTGTGGTCGAACAGCAGCTTCGGGTCCTTGATGCGACCCTCTCGAATATCCTGAGCGTGCTTGTAGGTCTCCTCGGCGATACTGTTCTCGCCGGGACGGTACATGGTCGTGGTTTCCAACACCCACGGTTCGGCGTCGCCCATACGCTTCGAAAGATTACGTTTCAGCGTATGATACGTGGCCTTCAACCGGGGAACGTTGTACAAGTGGGATTCGTCGGCGATGATGAACGTCTGCTTGCCGCCGTCATGCGTGGAAGAACCGGTGGCACCGGGCTTGATCGAACCACCCTCCGGCAGCAGGATACGGGTTTCACCGACATCAAGCCCATAACCGCGCAACTGGCTCAAAGGCCCGTTCTCGCAGTTGTACTTCATCACCTGATAAACGTTATCCGTCTGTTCTTCGGCGGTGGCGATGCACACCACGTTCGGGCCCTGCACGGGACGGCCCATAGGCTCGCCCGGCAGATACTCGTAAGTCTGGCCGAGGAACGTGTAGGTTTCCCCGCCCTTCGCCCAACCGGCGAAACGGCATGGGCCCAAAGCCTCGAACAAACCCAGACGGCCACCCTTGCCGGACTTGTCACAACCCTTGGGGCGACTCAGGAACACATGGTTGAAACGACGCTGCCCATACTTGTCGAGCGCGTAACAGTCCACGTAGAACCGCGCATACTCAGGACTCTCATACACGGGCATGTCATACGCGGGCTCCGAACCCACGACGCAGAACGACTGTATCCACCACAAGGCAAGCCAGCCAAGCGAACGCTCCCTATCCTCGGCGGTCAGATTAGGGATAACGTCATGCATCAGCCCACCGCCCGACGCTGCCTACGTGCTTCCTCCATGCTGATGACGTTCGAGGAACCCGAATACGAGGACGCCTTCAAATCATTCGCCTGAGGCGCGTCGAACTTCAAATCGTTACGCGCCTTCGGAGTGACGCCGATCATGGCCTCACGCTGGCGAATCTCAGCCGCCAGAATCGCACGCCCCTTACGGGAACGTTTGAAATCATCCTTGAGCAGCGCCGTATCCAACACGAAATCCCAGTCAGGGCCGACGCCCATACGCTGAGCCAACGGGCTACGACGCAAATCCTCATACCAGCGGCGAGTGACCGGCAACCATTCATCGCCCGTATCCGGGCGAACATCAGGCAGTTCCGGCCCAACCGGCTCCTCGGGACTGCTCAGCAAAGGCATCGCGGCTATCTTGGACGCCCTACGCCCGTTTCCTGCCATGATTCACGCTCCGTTTCCGCCCATTCCGGGCTGTCCGACGCACGGGCTTTTCGCCCCTGCACCGGTCGTGAACGAGAATGCGGTTCTCCAAAGTCGCTGAATGCGACTTCTCCAAAGGAACCTTCCACTCAAAAGCCGCGCCGTCAGGCCCGGCACTATCTACATCGACCAGTCCGCCGCACTTCTGGCAACGGCCGGCACACTTCTCAATCACCTGCGAACGGGTGAAAGACTCGACAACCATCCGAGGCCGTTCAGCCGGTTCCACCGTCCGCTCATGCAACACGGTTTCAGGACGCGACGGCAGCTCGGGATGCAGTTGACGTTTACGGAAATACCTCAAACGGCACTTGTCCGAACAGAACAAGCGAGAGGAACGCTCAGGGTCGAACCATTTGAAGCACACCGGACACATGCGGGTGCGCAGTCTCCTCAACGGAGTGCCGGAATAGTAGTTCCGGTTGTAATGCTCCCTGCACAACCCTTTGGCGCACACCGGGTTAAGACACCCGAACACAGCGCAACGCTCTATCGAAAAGCCGGCCTCGAATACCATTCGGCCTCCTCGCGGCTCCTACGCTTTTCCACCCGAGCCTCACCACTCTCACGAGCGGTTTTCTGCTTATGGTGATATGGGCACAACGCCCACAGGTTCGACGGGGAATCATCATCAGGCTCACCGTTCTTCGCGCGAACCTTATGATCGACCTCATTGGCAGGATAGCCGCAAATATGCTTCGCCCCCGTATGCCAGTCGGTCACAATCCACTGGCATCGATGGTGGTCCCGCTCTAATATCCGCTTGCGGGTCCGCTCCCATCCGGGGTTGAACCGTGCATCACGGTTGGAAGATGACCAAGCCACGATGACTCCTTACACGTAGGGGGCGGAGCCGGTGGGAGCGTGGCGAGCGAGCATTCCAACGGGGTTAATCCAAATACAGGGGATGTTGGTCCACGAGCCACCGGCTCCTAGAGGCAATCCCGAGAATCGAACTCGAACCTGCGCTTTACGAGAGCGCCGCTCTTCCAATGAGCTAGAATGCCATGCCTCCCACTAGGGGAGCGCTGTTCAGTTATCGCCGCACGGCATGGCATGAAGCCGCCGCCGACATCCGGCGATGACCCAAGAAGCCGTCACCGCCTGTAATCGCCTCTTCTTGAAGGCGTTGTGGTACCGGAGTGGACTCGAACCACCGACCCTATGACCGTAGCCATACGCTCTAGCCGCTGAGCTACCGGCATCGCATACCCGGTGAGAATCGAACTCACGTCACCGGTTTTGGAGACCGGTACTCTACCATTGAGCTACGGGCATATAGGGATAGTCGAACCCCCACGACAGTAAGGGCCTTGACCAGCCTCACCGACCATCTCGCGGATGATGCAAGATTTGCACTTGCGAACCTTTTACGGTTTACGGCCTAGCAAGCCGCCGCATTCGTCTACTCTGCCAATCATCCACGGCCACGCCCCCGGTCCAAGAAAACAACACCAATACAAAACGGAATCCCAGAGAACTCGACCTTACAAATCCTCGTAAAACTGTTTTGACGGTTCGGTTTTCAAAAAAGGCGTGGCCTAGTCGTGAGAGAAGGAATCGAACCCACAACACACCGGGTTTGAGCCGGCGTCCTCTACCAATTGGGATATCTCACGCAAATACAAGAAAACCCCGCGACTGCGGGGCCTCACCTTGTCAGGAACCCGAGCTTCGCTCCAATCCCCGACAATCCATCTACACGAGATTTTACTCACAACAAGCGTTGCAGCAAGCGTTGCAAGAGTATTC